AGGAGTTATAAATGGAAGAGATTGACAAAGATATTATGGGTCAGATGTTGTTTGAAAAGGCAAAGACAGATTACCCTTACTTATCCGACAAAGACATTTCTTTCAAGTACTCGCCTAATCAGGGTCGTGGGTATTTGGAGTTTTATCCCCCAGACGAGCCTGGCTCCCCTGAGTACCCACGCCCTAAAGAACTGCCAATGGGTAAGGTTGGTATAGAGGTGTTTGACCCATCTACCAAACCTTTGGACATTCTTGCTGACTATGTGAGTCATTATGGTGTTGAGTCTGACCCATACCTGTCTGAGCGTTATCAGAACTTTGTTAAGTCTATGACACCAGACCAAAACAAGCGGCTACAAGAACAATATAAATACTACCAAGAGCATCCAGAATATAAAGAACAACGTGCTTTTGAAGATTGGGCAAAGGCAAGTGGGTTGCCTGGTTATTTTCGTGGATACACATTTAACCAGTGGCCTGACTCCACACAGATGTACACCCCTGAACAACTGAATGTCCTTAACCAAGTCCGTAGCTACTTGGGAATTAAATGAACTTTGACCTGAAGAAGTTTTACAAGTTCTGTTCCGAACTCAAGATTGAGACAAAGGAAGAGGGCTTGAAGAAAATGGGTAACCTCTTGGGGACTCAGACATATGTGATGGACGAGATACAGAAAGGCTTAGATGAAGACATCCACTTCTTTGTTATTCTCAAAGGTCGCCAGCTTGGTATCACAACTATTTCCTTGGCACTTGACCTTTATTGGCAGTTCACCCATCCTGGCTGGCAAGGCACACTCGTTGCTGATACGGAAGAAAACAGAGACATGTTCCGTTCAACACTGGCTATGTATATCGAAGGATTACCCAAGGAATACAAGATTCCATTGGTTGCCCATAACCGCAACCAGATGGTTCTCAAGAACAGAAGCAGATTGTTTTACCAAATTGCAGGGAATAAGTCTCGTCTGGGACAGGGCAAAGCTATCACTTACCTACATGGTACTGAAACAGCTTCATGGGGAAACGAAGAAGGTTTAGCCTCACTCATTGCCTCTCTTGCTGAGAAGAACCCAGAAAGGCTGTACTTGTTTGAGAGTACGGCTCAAGGTTTCAACATGTTCCACGACATGTACAAGACTGCCAAACGAGCTAAGACTCAACGTGCAATCTTCTGCGGGTGGTGGAGGAATGAGTATTACACCGTCCCTGCTGACTCCAACATCTACAAGGTCTACTGGGATGGCAAGCTGACTGGTGAAGAAAAAGAGTGGCACAAAGATATTAAGAAGCTCTACGGCTTTGAGATTAACTCTCGCCAAATGGCTTGGTGGAGATGGAAGATGTTTGAGGGTATCAAAGACGATGCCCTTATGTACCAAGAGTTTCCACCCACTGAAGACTATGCCTTTGTAATGACTGGCACATCCTTCTTCTCACATACCCGTTGTACAGAAGCAGCCAAGCTAAGCAAGAAGACAGAGTGTGATTACTACAGGTATTCTTTTGGTCAACTGTTCCAAGACACAGAAGTTTTGCGGTCAACAGAAAGACTGGGTTCTTTGAAAGTATGGGAAGAACCTATAGACAGTGCCTACTATGTGATTGGTGCAGACCCTGCCTACGGCAGCAGTGACTGGGCAGACAGGTTCTGTATCCAAGTCTTCCGCTGTTATGCAGATGGTCTAGACCAAGTAGCAGAGTTTGCAACCTCTGAACTCAACACCTACCAGTTTGCGTGGGTGATAGCTCACTTAGCAGGAGCCTACAAGAACAGCACACTTAACTTGGAAGTTAACGGCCCAGGTCAGGCTGTGATTAACGAGTTAAGGAACTTGAAACGTTTGGCAACCTCTATGGGCGGGGCTACAGGTCGGGACTTGATGGATGTGTTGGGTAGCATGACAAACTACATCTGGAGGCGTAATGACACGCTAGGGGGCTTGTCAAACAGCATAGGCTACCTAACTACAAGCAACAGCAAGGAACGTATGTTGCAGTACATGAAAGACTATTTTGAGCGGGGCATGATGGGTATCTTCAGCATGGATACCTTAGAAGAAATGAAAGGTATCGTGCGAGAAGGTGGGTTCTTGGGCGCACCTGGTCGTGGTAAAGATGACCGTGTGATTGCCTCTGCGCTCGCTGCTGTTGCCTACGCAGAGCAGATTCAGCCTAGATTGATAGCTCACAAACTCTCACGCAATGTAAGCGCAGCACAAGAGTCTTTCTCTCCTGAACAAATTGCTGTTGGCAGAAACGTAAGTGATTACTTAAAAAGGATTGGAATGTATGGTTCATGACCAATTAACGATTGTGTCTGTGTACGGACACAACAACGGTGCTTCTGCCATACCTTCCATAGTGAAGTCTATGCAAGAGCTGCCAGGCTCACAGGGCTTGCTAATCTCTATAGAAGAACCACCAAACTTGCCAAGCAACGTAGTCTGGAAGCGTTGCCACAACATAGATTACCTTGGGTATTCCCTCTTCATGATGCACGGCTTGTACGCCTATATAGAGACTGACTATTGCCTTATCGTACAAGACGATGGGTGGGTACTCAACGGCAAGAATTTTAAACCTGAATACTATGAATACGATTACATAGGTGCACCCTCACACTGTGCTTTTGGTGAAGGTAACCTGTACCTCCACTTTTCTTGGACTCAAGCTACAGAGCCAGTCAAGGTAGTGCAAAACGGTGGATTCTCTTTGCGAAGCAAGCGTTTCTTAGAAGCCTGTAACAAGCACGGCATCATGCACTTAAACAGCAATGAGATACACGGATGGAATGAGGATGCACAACTCTCAGCTATATTAAAACCACTTCTTAAATCTTATGGTTATAAGTATTGCCCTGATGAAATAGCCAAATACTTCAGCATAGAGTATGTAGGGCTTGGATTTCATGAGGAAAACTTTGATTACACCAAATTGGTAGGGCATCATGCCCAAACAAGGAAGTTGGCAAGCACTAACCATGTAGTTGTCCCTGTTGACCCAACCAACAGTTACGGGGAAGTAGACTTTTTAGGGTTCTTGCAAGGTATTGGTTACACAGTGGAGTACAGATATGACCCCGTTAAGCAAGCGTGAACTGACAAAACACATGCAAAGGTTCAATGCCGACAAGGATAGAGGCATCTCTATAGCCCTGTTTGCTGAACTTGCAGGTATAAGCCATAGTCATTTCTATGATGTTTTCATCTATAACAAGGAACCACTGACCGAAATGGTGCAGCGTAGGGTCAGTAAAGCCTACCAACAGTGGAAAGCAGGTAACGTAAAGATTATGAAACGCATAGATAACACACGCTATGTGGACTACAGGAAAGAATCTCAGCCCGTATTTATGCCAAAAATGGGGTTACAAGTAACCTCGCAAGGCATAAAAGTGAAGGTTGGGATGGTAAACAGGCACGATTACAGCGAAATTTCACTTGACGAAGCACTTAGGGGGTAACTATGGCAATTCTGAGAGACTATTACTGCACAAACCACGGTATTTTTGAGGCATGGGAGCCAGACTGTCCCATGAAACTGTGTAAAGGGGAAATATCTGTTGTTCACTTGAAGCCTGTAGGCACAAGGTCACCAAAAACGTCCGCAACCGACAAAAACTTAAAGCAACTTGCTATTGAGTACGACATGACGGACATCAAGTCTACAAAGGCAGGTGAACACCAGACTGGCTACATGAAACGCAAGAACAAGCTGACAGACAAGCAGTTTGCAGAGGCTACAGACGCTATCCAGTCCCAAAACCAGCAACAACAGAAGCAAGCTCGACCTGGTGACTCTGTAATTTGGGGTAGCGGAGGCAATATCAGCATGAAATCTGTGATGGGTGGACAATTTAAGTCTGTTAATGGAGAATCCGTAGGCATCAATCCCAAAGCAGCGGGTGACCTGCAAGGGCCGAGAACCGCCAGCTATATGGCAGACCCAGATAACTTACAGGTGAAGAGATGAGAATTCCTAAAGAACCAGTAGCTAGAGAAAACTTCTATCTTGAGCTGATAGAAAAATGTCTCGTCAGTCGTGAGCAACGCAAAGTTGATTACTCATCCCTGCGAAGCTACTACCTGTTTGGTAACGCACCTGATGACGTACCCGCCATCTACAACAAGATTTATCCGCATATAGACCAACTTACCTCGTTTCTGTATTCAGCAGAAACCACCAAGTTCTCTATCCACACGGGTGCGGCTGTATCTGAAGATGAACAGATTAAGGTTCCAACTCTCAGCAAAGCCCTGAATGACGAGTGGCTCAATAGCAACGCTGACCAAGTGTTCTCAACAGCAGTTACGTGGTCACTTTGCTATAACTCCACTTTTGTCAAACTCGTTATCAATAACGGTATCCACCCCTACATGGTCGAACCCGCCTGTATTGGCGTACTGCGTGAAGACAGTGCATACACAGACAGACAAGAAGCTTTAGTCCACTCCTACTACATC